GAACCCTGCCTGCGATTCGCCAGAGACCACCTCGGCACCCTAGCCGACTTCGCGGATGCACCTCGCGTACAGAGGGTCGCCTGATGCACCCGGATGATCAGAAGGTCCTGGACCTCATTCACGCGAGCAACAGCCGCGGCCTCACCTACGGGGAGATCATCGGCCGCAGCTTTCTCCACGAGGACGAGGTGCGCCGGAGTCTCCGGGTCCTCATGATCGGGCGAAGGGTGGAGAGATTCTGGCGCAGTGCGTCCGCCGAAGCTAGCTATCGGAGCGCCGTGTGAAGCCGGAGAAACGCATCCTCCTCTACGTGGCCGCACGCGCGCCCGACACCCCCCCGCACACACTGCGGGTGACCCTAGGTGAACTCGGGAGGGTCGCCCGCATCGGTGAGGGCGAGACCATTAACGCGCTGCAGCGGTTGTCCCGTGGGGGGCACGCGCACGTCCGGTGGATCGCCCGGGGGATCGTTGAGATCACGCTCGTCCCGTTCCTCCCGTACGTGACACCCCCGCACGAGCCGGACGGCCACACAAGTGACGCACCCACCGCCCGGAAGGTCCGGGAGATCCTCGCCGCGCACGCGGAACCCCGCCGCCGACCCTCGCAGCGAGAACTCGCGCACCGCTTTGGCGTGGGGGTGAACCTGATCGGCCGGATCATCCGCGGGACGTACGAACCCCCGGACGCCCCCGAGGAGGACTACCACCCCTAGCACGCTCCTTCACTGATTGGACAGCGTGGGACCACCCACGCGACACCCGGACAAAGATTTTGGAATGACAAAGGACGCCCCCGATGATCCCCGCGATCCCCCAGGCTGTTGTCGAAGCCTTCACCGCCCGCGGGTACCACGCGGAGGACACCCCGATGCTGATGCAGTGCCGGGCGCTCCCCGTGAGTTTCCGCGACTTCGTGGGGGGTGGGGCCTACCTGAACCTTCCCGCGGGGTACGTGTGGCCGGCAGTCGCCGCGGAGTTGGAGCGCCTGAACAACCCCGAGGGCAGGACGTTCTCGAACCCCTACAACCTCGCGGTGTGGTGCGGATCAATCGGCAGCGGCAAATCCCTGGGCGCGGTCCTCACCACCATCTACCAGCTTTACCTGCTCACGTGCTTGCGTGATCCCGCGGTCGCCCTCGGGCTCGCTCCTGGGTCGGAGTTGATGATCGCCCTTCACGCGATTTCCGCGGAGCACGCGGAGAAGACCGACTTCGCCGAGTTGGTGGAGATCGTGGGCAAAGCCCCGTACTTCAAGGGCCTGATCGTTCGATCCGTCGAGGGGGAGATTGAATTTCCCGGCCGGATCGTCGTCCGGAGCTTGACCGATAGCGGGGCACTCGGTCAAAACGTGGTGGGGGGCATCGTCGATGAGGTCAACTATCAGTCGCGGGTGCGTGCTTCCGTGAGGGCCGCCGCCAACGCCGAGGGCGTGTACGATCAGGCGAGCGAGGTTTTCTCCGCGATCAGCACCCGCCGGCAATCCCGGTTCGAGCGGGAAGGACGGGCCCTCCCTGGCATCATCAACGTCGTCTCCTCGAAGCGCAGCCCCGAGGATTTTACCGCGCGGAAGATCGCGGAGGCCGAGACCGATCCGAGCATCTTCGTCTCGGACCTCACGTTGTGGGCGGCGAAGCCCGCTGGCACTTACAGCGCCAGGACCTTCCGCGTGTTCTGCGGGGACACCAGCAGGCAGGGGCGGGTGCTCGCCGAGGGGAGGCCCTCCCCGAGGAGGATGCCCAGCTTGTGATCGAGGTCCCCGAGAATTTCCGCGGGGCGTTCACCCTCGACCTCGACCGCGCGCTGCGGGACATTGCGGGGGTCGCGGTCTCCAGCAAGCTCAACTATTTCACCGACCGAGCAGCGATCAGCGCGTGCTTCAACCGCGTGCCCAGCGTGTTCTCCATCCCGAGCACGGACTTCACCACGACCTCGCCCGAGATAGGTGTGTTCACCTCCCCCTCGCTCATCCGCAGCGCCCACTTCGATTTGTCGGAGAGCCGGGACCCCACCGGGGTAGTCGTCGCGCACATGGCGGGGGTCAAGCGCGTGCCCGGCGGGATCGTCCCGATCATCCGGGTAGATGGGGTGTTGCAGGTTCACCCACCGAGAGGCGGGGAGATCCAGCAGGCGAACTTGCTGGGGATCACCCGGACGATCCTCGCCCGTAGGGTCGCCCTCCGCTTTGTCTCGACCGATGGATTTCAATCGGTGTACCTCCGCCAACAGGTGGCGGGACTACGCGATCACACAGGGTGGCCGGTACTCGCGGGGGAGCGATCCACCGACATTAGGCCGGACCTGTACGTGATCTTGAAGCTACTCGCCTACCATGAGGCGCTGGAGATCCCCCACCACCCCGCGCTCCTCCGGGAACTCCTCGCGTTGGAGATCACCCACACGGCGAACACCACCACCACCCGCCGACGCTACAAGATCGACCACCCACCCGGCGGCGGCGGCAGCAAAGACTGCGCGGATGCTCTAGCGTGCGCGGTGGCGAATCTGGTGCTGCGGCGGGAAACCTGGGTGCAGCACGGGATCACCCGACCGGTCCTCCCCATCGAGTTCGCGGCCCTCACCGACGCGCTCGCCCGGTCGGGACCCCCCGGCGAAGCCCCAGCACATGATGATGAAGATGGAGGAACCCCGCGAGCACTACCCCCACCCCCGCGGGAGACCTACTTTTCTCGCAACCCCGGAGCCCCGCTACCCTGATCGAGGGCGCGGGACCACGGCGAAGCCCCTGATAGAAACACGTACACAATGCAGGTGGAGACCATGAGCACCAAGAGCGAGACACGGATAGCCCTCGGGAGGAACTTCGGAGCGAAGAACCTCATTCCCGGGATTGGGACTCGGCGAAACTCGGAGAAGTTGAACCGCCGCCAAACGCTGGCGCTCCCCCTCCTTGCCGCGGGGCTCGACCACTCGGAGATCGCCCGACGGCTGCGGACCTACCCGAGCACCGTCAAGAACTGGTCGAGGCTCCCGCTGGTGGTGGTGGAGTTAGAGCGCCTTGCCGCGGACTCCTGGGCGCGCACCCGTACGGCGATCCTCGACGCGGGGCCCGCAGCGGTGCAGGTGCTTCGCGAGGCAATGGCCGACACCGACAAGGCGAGTGCCATCCGGGGGCAGAGGATCACCGCCGCGAGCGAGGTCCTCCGCCTACAGATCAAGGCCACCGAGGGCGCTCCGATCAAGCCCCCGGCCACCCCCGAACAGACGGACCTCGACGCGCTGCTGACGTACGCCGCTCGACAGGGGGTACTCCACCAGCTACGCGCACGCGGCTGTCCCGAGGAGGAGGTCAACGCCCAGGCCGACCGCCTGCTGGAGACCCCTGGGGCGCGCGATCAGGTGCTGGACGCGATGGCCAAGGCCGTGCCCGTGCCTATGGGGTCTAAGGCGTTGATTTCAGGGGAGTAATTACCCCCGCGCTGGGGGCGTGCGTGACGTAGTTCCTGTGTGAATGACCCTATGGGGTGCCATACTTCCCCTCACGTTCACACCAGGGAGGGACCACCATGGCCCCGACCACCAGCAAGGCCGTCGCGTACGTCCGCGTCAGCACCACCGAGCAGGGCCGTAGCGGCCTCGGCCTAGAAGCCCAGCGCGCCCGGATCACCGAGTACGCGACGAGCAGGAACCTCGCGCTCGTTCACACGTACGTCGAGGTTGAGAGCGGGGCCGACAGCGAGCGCCCCGAGCTTGCCCGCGCTCTCGCCCACGCCCGCCGGTCTCGCTGCCCGATCATCGTGGCCAAGCTCGACCGGCTATCGCGGAGTGTCGCCTACATCGCGACGATGATGGAGCGCGGCACGCCCTTCCTTGTCGCGGACCTCCCGGACGCTGATCCCATGATGCTGCACGTGTACGCGGTCGTCGCCGAGCAGGAGCGGCGGATGATCTCCGCGCGCACGCGCGCTGCAATGGGCGCAGCCCGAGCGCGGGGCGTGATCTTCGGCAACCCCGACCCCGAGGCGCTCCGGTTCGCTCAGGTGAGGGGGGCCGCCCGGAACGTCAGCAACGCCCGGGCATTCGCCGCGAACGTCCGGCCGTTGATCGAGCACGCCCAGCGCAGGGGCTTGAGCTTGCGCGCCATCGTCGCGGAGTTGAATGCTCGGGGCGTGCCGACCGCTCGGGGTGGTGACTGGCACGTGGCGACCGTGCGGAACGTGCTTGCTCGCGCGCATGATCCTGGGGTCCCGCCCGCGTGGTGTGGGGGGGTCAAGTGAGCGGTCCGATTCGGGTGCTCAAGGGTGAGAGGTCGCACACGAGCGGGAGGAGTACCCGGCGTATCGTGGGCGGCCGGGGAAGCGACGAAACCGGGGCGAGGACAAGGACAAGAATGAAGGACGAGAAGAAGTCCCGCGCCTGCCTCTGAGCGCCACGCGCCGACTCGAAAGCCGCACGCACGGTGTCGAAAGCCGCACGCATGTGGGAGGCGACCGCGCGGGGTGTGTATGCTGTTCTCGCCGTGTAGCTCAACCTGGATAGAGCGCGCGCCGCACTAACCCGCCGCTGAGGCGGGCCTGCGGTTCTTGAGGGTGGGGACCCGAGGGAATCGTAAAGCGGGCGAGGTGCGGGTTCAAGTCCCGTCGCGGCTAGGCCGTGTACCTCGCAACGGTCGCAAAGCAGCTGTAGCCTACCGTAGGGAGCCGGGGAGCGATGACAAATGACGGTGCGGGAGGAACATCATGGCGGGAGAAGAAGAGGGACCGGATAAGCGGCGCCGCAACCTGCACGTTGTGAGCTTGGCGCTACTCGCCGCGCTATGGTCGGGCACCATCGTCGGCGACATGAACGTCTTGGGGGTCCAAGTGCGGGCCCCGGTGAAGGGGCCGCTCGCGTACTACCTATGGCCGTTCTGGCTGTACTTCCTGTGGCGTTTCTGGCAAGTGTTCGCGGTAGGGCACGTCAGCAACAAATACATGAGCGCCGTGGAACGCTTTATCTCGCTCTACGTGCAAGAAGAACGAGAACAGGCCAACGAAGAGTACCGTGCGAAACAGCTGATCCAACCGGGCGAGAGGGTGATCGATGCTGACGTCGGCCCAAGGTACCAGAGAAGCCGCTTTGGCTGGCAGTCTTTGACTGGCGTTGCTTGGATACCGCTGGCACAAAGCCCGACGGGAAAACCTGGACCGAGACATATCCTCCCGGCGCCGGGACATGACCGGCAGCTTGATCCCGGGAGAGTCCGGCGACTTCGGCTTCGTGCCCTCTACTGGATCACGATTCGCGAATCCCCCGTACTCGACTGGCTCCTCCCATTCGTGGTCGCACTGCTGCCGGTCCTCCTCGCGGTCGCAATCGCGCTCGGCTGGTGGCAACCGCCACCACGGCTTCCCGAG